TGTCGCCACAGTTGTCGCGGCGTCAGTACCCAGCAGGCGCGGATACCGAGCAGTGCCTTGATCTGCGATACACAGGTCCAAGGTCCAAATATCCACGGCACGCGGATACGTTCTGTATCCAGTTGATTGAAGTTTACCCGACATAAACCCTCTATTGCCATTTTTGCAGCGATCTCGGGTAGGTCGCTCTCCTGGTCATACTCAAGCACCTGCACCTCAAGGTACGCGATCCTCGGATGCACCATCACCCAATGCTTGCCGGTCCACTTGAGGGCAAAGACGTGCAGCGCATTTGGATGTAAAAAACGGTTCCACCAGCGTGGTGATCCCTGGCGCGTGAACGCTATGACGTAGTAGCTCAACCAAAGACACTCCAACCCTGATCTGCCTGGATTGGCTTTGTTGGCCCCGGGGTGTGGTGCTTGAGGATTGCCCTGCCCTCACCGGCACCGAGCATCAGGTACTGCGCCGCATCCGCGACGTGGCTGTATTGATTCTTGTCCGGCTTATCGTGGAACCGTTCATCACCTGACACCTGCACCCGCTTGTAGCAGTAGCCCCCACCCATAGCCTTGCGCAGCGATGTGCAGTTGGGCGAGATCAGCAGACCCGGTTCGCCATCGACCAGGCGCGACAACGGTGTCGCCACTGCCTCCCGGCGCAGCGTAAAGTCATTGCTCGGCGCAGGTCGTGCCTTGATGCCCCTGGCACGCAGTATCTGAAAAGGTGTGGTTTCATCGGTCTGCGCCCTTTGGTCGCCTGCCGGATCACCCCATACCTGGAACTCAGCGCCCGGGAACTTCGACGCCATCTCATTCTGCAGCAGCTCGGCGAACCTGACTGCGCCCATGTCCTCGGTCACCAGCTCATGTATCCAGCGCCAGCGGCCCCGCACATCACGCTGACCAAAGACCGCTGCCGGCGTCAGACCAAAGTCGATACCGATCACCACTGGCGTATTGTCCAGGGGCTTGAGGGTTTCACGCGAAACGTGCAGGTGATCGCGGAACTCGGGATAGACCGGCCTGCCCTCAGAGATAAATCCATACTCGCCATCGACATAGACCCGGACCCACTCATCGTCCTTGCCTGCCTGCAGTCGGTCGTAATATCCATCAGGCAGGTTGTCGGTATTCTCCGCATCAGGACCCCGGCCGCTTGGCTGCTTGAACAACTGCCATCCATCCGGTGCCACTTCCTCGAACAACCGATACCACCAGTGATCACTGTCTGGTGGGTTGGTATCCATGATAACCCCGAGCCAGGTCGGCCCGCCTTCACGCTTGGAGGGATAGCGACCGACACGGCCCTGCAGCATATCAATCACTGCTCGCGGTACTTCCCTGGCCTCGTTGACCCAGGCACCGGTCAGCTCTAGCGATAGCAGCTTCTTGACGTCCTGCGGTCTATCCAGTGCCCGGAACATAATCTCGGCCTCGACGTCGGCGAACTTGATCCGGTGCACCATATCCTGATTGACAAAATCACCGACGTCATCGAACCAATCGAGCCAGGTCTTGACCGTGGTATCAGTCAGCTCGCGGTAGGTGTTGCGCACCACGGCCCAGCGGGTCCGGCGTATGCCGTCCGGTCCAGGCTCTTGCTCTTGGATACGTCTGAACAACTCCCAACAGCAGGCCGTGCTCTTACCCGATCCGACCGGACCCATCACGCCCCGGACAAAAGCATCGTCCTGATGGAACGACCACAGCGCCGGCGATGCCTGGTATTTAATCTCCGGCTTTTCCTTCAGCATCCGGTGCCATCATTACGAACTTTACCCCTTGCGGTGTGGTGACTTCCTTTTTGTCTACCAGGAGGCCGTGTAGTTTGGCCTTGCCCATCGACGCCTGTACTGCTGGACCTGCCGCCTTTTCGGTCATTGCCAGGCGGCGGGCTTCTTCGAGCTCAGCGGTGATTGTGTCCACGCTCGTCCTATGTCGTTCCAGCAGCTCACCACGCAGCTCGGCGATCCGATTGGCAACGCCCTCGTGCTCCCGGGCTAAGCGGTGCGCGGATACCTTGACCGACTCATCCGTCATATTGTCGGCGTCATAGGCTTCGCGGTATGCCTCGGATAACCGGCCTTGTCGCTCGATCACGAGCTGGGCAAAGTGCTCCTGTTTTAATGTCAGCGGCTTATCCACTGGTGGCAATCTCATATCATTCCTCGTTAGATACGGATTGTATCGTGACCAGCAATGCACCGCCCGGAATCACGACAGCGCGATGGATTGCCAGGCGATCAACCTGAGAATCATCAGCAAAGATATTGGCGTGCTCCAAACTGTCGAGCGTGCACTTAAACAGGTTGTCAACGTCCCGGCGTCGGCGGTCCGGTGGGTTGGCTATGATGTGGACGTCGAGCCGAGTGTCGGGGTTGAAATGACCCTTGCCATGAGCCAGCAGCTTTACCGCTTCCCGGTACGCCCTGCCCTTGGCCGAGATATATATGCGGCCTCGTGCCATCCGCCAGTAGTTATTGACCGACGGCGGCCAGGGCAGACTCAGCTGCATTTCACTTTCCGTTTACGCTTGCCGAACACGCTGGCGTAAATCTCCCGGGTTGCCTCGTGTTTCTTTGGCGGCGCCTGAGGCCTGCTATTAGTCACAAAGCTCACGAATTGCCAGCAGGCCAGCCGCTCGTCCTTGCAACGCTGCCACCACCAGCAGTCCTGGTCACACGGAGCGGGCGGCGCGTCATCGGCCGGGATGAATTGCCTAGTCAGCGGCATTGCGTCCCTCAGTCTTTCGCAGCTCGTCCAGGCTGATGCCGAACTTGTGCTCGAACCATTCGCCCCAGGTGTACTTGCCGGACGGTGTACGCCGATAGCGTTTAGGCCAGGCCATTCGGGCAGCGCACAGCCTCAAGTGCCGGTACTCAGCATTAATTGGTTGTGGTCGCGCTGTTGTCGCTGCTGTCGCTGTTGTCGCTGTTATCCTGCTCGTCTGAGCAGTCGCCTGTGTCGCCGCTGCTCTGACAAACATCAACACCGCCGGTTGTCATCGACACCTCAGTGCAGCCACCAGTGACGGCCAGCAAAAGGATGACGGCGATAACCAACACCGCCCCGATTGCCCATTTCTGTAAATCTTCATTCATCAATCAAGAACCTCAGTTTTATGATAGGACCATTGCCAGTTGTATTCCGTCTGATCGACGGTCGTGCTCACATACATGGAACTGCACCCGGTTAAGAGAAGCAGGGACAGCACCGCCAGGTAGGCCACTATGATGGTCGGCCATGACCATAGGAGCATTTTCAAGCCGCTCTCCTGGCGCGTATCTTTTTCAGCTCGGCCATCACGATGGATCGGTCTACCGTTGGTGCCGGCAAGGCTTGCGCCATCTTGTGATACGGTGCCAGGCGTTTGGGTTTGCACAAGTGCATAAACTCAGGCAGCGTCGGCGGCCATTCCTGGCCTTTTTCCACCATCTTGTTTACGCCGTTCCCGACCTCGCTCAGCGTGAATCTGCCCAGCCCCTGCAGCCAGAGCTCTGCTGTATCCGTGAGGTTTCCGTTAGCGTCGGCGCACTGCCCCCACGCGCTTAGATGCCGATGCCCGTAGAGTTGGGTCATCCGTTGCCAGAGCCTCGTTATTGCTCTGATCTGCTGTTCTTCGGGCAGCGAGACGAGCTTCGACTCTTGCGGTTGCGGCTTCTGCTTGTTCGACTGCACTAAGTTTTCTTCCATTGGATTTCTCCTGTGGATAACTCCCATTAGGAGTAGTAGTAGTAATAGATTCATTACTGACAGGTTCTGTGTAACCCTGGGTAACAGGGGGGTGTAACTTCTGGACACAGGGGGGTGTAACGCTGGGTAACACCCTGTACATATTTGATCGCTGTGCTCCGGTGTCCCGGTAACGCTTCTGGACAGTGACCAGACCCTTGCTAACGAGCCTGGAAATGATCTGATTCACCGACTTGCGAGTGACCCCTGCTCTGCGGGCCAGATATGCCTGGCTCGGCCAGCATTTTCCGGTGCTGTCATCGGCGTTATCCGCGAGCAGTACCAGCAGCAGCTTCTCTGCGGGGGGCAGATCAGCGTCGAGAGCGGCAAGGATGCGCCGGATACTCATAGCACTGCTGGCGCCTGCTTTGTTCCGCTCAGCGCCGATATGGGGTCTGAGAGAGGCGTAGAATTGAAACTTGCCTTAGACCGTGGACGCACCGGCCACAGCGGGCAGGTGTCGATTTCGCACAGATGCACCTGCTTGCGCCAGTTCTGACCGACTATCGGGTCATAGTTGCAATCCCGGCATTTGCCATTGATTGCGCCGCGCAAGCTCATTGATTGGTCTGGAACACGTCAGGTCTGAGCAGTTGCAGGTACTGCAGCCGCGCCTGAGGGATGCCCTTTCGGCGCCATTCGCTGACCGATGCCGGCTTGATCTCACACAGGCGAGCGGTTTCGGTTGTCCCGCCTAATCGGTCGATCACCCGGCTTGCCAGGGTCGCTTTGAATCGTCTGTTTCGGGTAATTTTCATGGCTGGATTTTAGGTACACCTTAGTTCTTTGTCAAACACCGAATTTCTCCCTAATTAGGCTATTTCGTGTTAGGATTGCCTTATAGTTTTATACGAGAAACAACCGATATGAACACTGTTATCCCAAAAAATGCTTGCCGGAAACTGGGTCGTACCTCGCCATTGCATCTCAAAACTGGCTGGGGCGGCAACTCGGTGGCGCAGTCAAAAGAACACGATTTGAAAAAGCCTGACTCGCTCGCACGCTCCGGGTGCGATGTACCTCGAAACGGTCAAAGCCTGACGTTCAACCGTTGGACTCGGGAAGTTTTTAGGGCGTTCCAGCGGCGAACCGTTTTTGAAATTCAAAAATGTCGGGTGGCGTTTTTGAATCCGCAGTAAAAATCAGTCAGTTAGCGGACGTACTGCAAAAATCCGCACAGGAGTTACAGATGGGAAGCGAAATAGGATCAGCACAGTGCCAACTAATAAAAAGATTGTTTGGCTCAGGCCCAAAGGCCAATCAATGAGCTGGAACCAACGAATCAAGCAGCGCAGAGAAGAATTGTTCATAAAGCGTTACGAACTGGCAAAAAATGTCGGTGTATCTCCCGCCACCGTGTCAGATTGGGAAAACGCCAAGATAAAAAAGATCACAACCGACAATCTGGTGAGAGTCGCCAAAGCCCTTGGCACCACTATCAATTACCTGCAGACCGGTGAAGATGAACCCCGTTTTGATCTGCCGACCGATGATAGTTTTGACGGGCTGACGGATGACCAGAAAGTTGAGGCGCAGGAACTGATAGAAAATTTCCGCACCGATAACGCCCGAGCATTGCGCATAGCTGCCGAGCTTAATGCCCGCAAAAAAGCCTGATTGGCGGGATCGGGCCCGCGACCTTCTATTCGAGCGCGGACTTACTCACCAGGAGATTGCCGACGCCCTTGGCGTCACCCGGGGCGCTGTCGGTCACTGGCTATGCGGCCGGCGCGAGCCTACCCTCACCCAATTTGTTGAGATTTGCACCGCCCTTGATGTGTCGGTTGGCTGGCTCTTAGCC